CTCGCTTTCGTTTGTATAGCGCCACGCTACTACCTCTGGCGTGTTCTTTGGTTTATACTGCTGTGTACTTTTAAAGGTGCTTTCTTTTACTAGCCATTTCTCGCAGTTGTACTTGTCTGTACGCTGGTAATAAGTAATGCACTCTGCTAGCTGCCAGTCTTTGTTATGCGGTATGTCTCGCCCGTCGTCTACTAAGTGCCAGCCGTCCGACTTCAAAAGCATTTTGTCGCCGTCTACGCAGTAGTTGCCCTCTGTATCGTAGGCGCAGCAGCTTGCAAAGTTGTTAAATACGCATTTATCGCAAGGCAGCGCCGCGCTTGGGTTTTGCTCTTCATTTCCTAAAATATCCCATATAGTTAGCTGCTTATACTGCTGCATACTTGTTACCTCTCGCGTGTTAATGATCTGGCGCTTAGTCCTCTAAGCTCTTTTTATCTGTTACCGTTCTTTCGCATTTAATGCTATTTTCTTTGGCTGTAAGCGTTGCTCTTACGCCGTCTGCGGTTGTTACTGTAATTTTCTTAATGTTCTGTGCTGCTAAGCAGCTAGTGCTTTCTAGTAGCACATGTCTAAGCCCTGCGCTGTCGCCCTCGAAAAGCCTTTTAATGTTCGCCTCTGCGTATGTTTTCTTTTGCTCTACTTTCTGTAGTGCCTGTGCCTCGTCGCAATTACACTGCAGCGTTGCCAGCTTGTTAACTTCGTCCTCAGTTAAGCCCTCGCCCGCTACCACGTTTGCTAACTGTCCGCAATAAATGCAGCAGCCTGTATAACTTGCCATGTTTCTACCTCTCTTTCGTCGTTGTATTATTTACGTTTCCAGCCCCCGCGCAGTCTGCGCTTTTTCTCTACAATGTACTGCCCGTACTGTCTAATGTTGCTTTTGTTTTTCTTTGGTGTCATGTCTTGCCCTCTCTTTCCTTTACCACTTGCCCTGCTCTTTTAACTGTTCTAAAAAGTGCGCTAAGTCGTCTGCGGCTTTCTGCCAGTCGTAAGCGTCCTTTTTAGCTTTTAATAGCTCTTTTTGTCCTGCTATTAAGTTGTCGCGCGTGTTGTTTAGTAGTTCCTGCAGCTGCTCTAGCTGGTTTATAAGCTCAGCGTTAAGCTCGTCTGCCTTTTTCTTTTCTTTCTTAGCCTCTGTAAGCTGGCTCTTTAGGTCTTTAATCTCTGCTTTTAGCTCGCTAATTGTTTCCATGTCTTTAGCGTCCTCTTGCGCCTGCTGCCCTGCTGCAGCTAAAGTACCCTCTATGTTAATTTCTCCCGTGTTTGCGGCTGTAAAGCTCTGCCTGCGTCGTAGCTCTGGTCTTTCTACTACTGTTAGGCTTAAGCTCTTGCCTGCAATGTCTACAAAATGCTGCTGCCCGCAGTACTTGCACTCTATAACCTCGTTATCGTGCTGCCAGTCTGTAAGCTCGCTGCCGCATTTTAAGCAATTATGCCCGCCTTTTGCATGTAGGCTGCTTACTCTCTTAAGTGCCATTTGTTGCCCCGTCTTTCTCTATTGTTATTTCGTAGTAAAGCCTTAGCTCTAAGTCGCTAAAGCTGTATGCTGGCGTGTCCTCTGGGTGCATACTCTCAATAAGCCCCAGCTCTTTAGCTCGCTTGTGGTTTATTTCTGGTATCATACGCAGCTTAAGCACTTTATAGCCTAAGTACTCGCGGTCTAAGTTACCGCCTAGCTTGCCCTCGCTGTCTATTGCAAGTGCCTTGTAGCTGTCAAATACTACAAAAGTGTTAGTTATGCGCTGGTCTAGTATGCGTACCCTGCAGCTATGATCTATAACGCTTAACTGGCTCTGTAAGTTCATGCCTCGCCCTCGCTTTCTGGTCTTTTGCTGCCGTACTCTATATAGTTCTTAAGTGCTGCCTCTGGTATGTTGTAAGCCCAGCGGCTAGACATTTTAACGGCAGTGCCGATAGGTAAAACGCCCTGCTGCAAGCCTACTCGTACAAACTGCGGGCTAACGCCTAATATCTTTGCTGCCTCGCTTGGTGTTACGTTCTTACTGCTCTGCATTTCCTACCCCTGCTGCCGTCGCAGCTATAACGCCCTGTGCAAAAAGTGCTACTTTTGTCTGCTGGTCTTTAGGCAGCTGCGCTACTTCTTTGGCAATGTCTAAAAACTCTTTGTGCTCTGGGCTGTTCTCTAAAAACCGTTTCTGCTGTGCCTCATTTATTAACTTTTCTGCGTCCTGTGCTCTTCTCATGCTTTTACCTCTTTAAATGTCTAGTACCTTTTCTTTAGTGAGAATTAAGTAAACGCCTAAAGGTACTAATAAAATGGCTGCTGTTATATCCCCGTCCATAACATGCACGCCGATAATGTTTACTACTACCAGCAGCAAGCCTAGCAGTTTTTGTATTGCAAAGTATCTGCGGCGGGCTGCTGCCGCTGCTCTTCTTTTTCTGCGGCGTGCGTCTCGCTCTACCATGTCTGCTACGCCCGCTGCATAGCCTGCGCTATATGCCTGTATGTCCTCTATTCTTAAATTTTCCATACGTTAAGCCCCCTCTGTCGTCTAGTTAAGCTGTGGTCTTGTACCGCTCCACTGTATCTGGTTGCCAAAAGCTGTTTTATAGCCCCGCTCTGCTTTCTCTGCTAGCTCTTGGCTTTCGTACTCTGTTATTGTCTTTTCTCCTGTTTCCCAAACTATAACTAGCTCGTATTTCCCTGTTTTCATGCTGTTACCTCTCTTTCGCGTGTTAAGTTGTGGTTTGCTGTTAACCAGCCTACTAAATGTAGTGTTGCCGCGTTAACTTAATTAACAGTATAGTTAGTTTGCTTACGGGTGTCAATAGTTATTTGTTAATTTGCTTTACAACGTCTAAAAATCGTGTTATTTTATAGGTGCAAGAGTTTGTATACACGGGAGTTAAAGACATGAAAGAAAGAATAAAACTTATAAGAGAACAGTACGGCTTAAGCCAGTCTGCCTTTGCAGCTCGTTTGGGCATTTCTCGCGCCAGCGTATGCCAGCTCGAAAGCGGTATAAATGGCGCTAGTAATTCTACTGTTATAAATATCTGCAGGGAATTTAACGTAAATAGGGAATGGCTAGAGACTGGCAACGGCGACATGCTAATTAACACTACAGAAAGTGAAGAGCTAGCGCGCACTGTTGCTAAGATACTGGCAGATAGTGACGAGTTCGTTATTAAGACATTCTTAGCACTTGGGCAGCTTAGCCCGCAGCAGTGGCAGTTAGTAAAAGACTTTGTAGACAAAATTAAAAGCGGCACGTAATGCGCCGCTTATTTTTTACCTTATTAGCTTGTCTTTTATGCCTAAGATAAACTGCAGTATGATTTTTAGCGCCTGCTCTTCTTTAATATCTGCCAGCGCGTCTATGATCTGCTGCTTAATATCGTTCTGCATGGTCTATACCTCTCTTTCTAAATTAGTGTATAGACATACTAAGCCCTTTTTAGTCACTATATCCCCTTTTTAGTCACTTTTAAGGGTTGTTATAAACATTTTACATACGAAAGCGTGATTATATGAAACTACCAAACGGCTACGGCTCTGTTTATAAATTATCTGGCAAACGACGTAACCCATATATAGCCCGCAAAACTACGGGCTGGTCTATCGACGAAACCAGCGGCAAGGCTAAGCAGCTCTTTGTAACTGTAGGCTATTACCCTACTAAGGCTGCTGCACTGCAAGCGCTGGCAGACTTCAACGCTAACCCCTACGACATACAAGTTAATACTATTACCTTTAAGGAAGTATACGAAAAGTGGGCTAAAGAGCATTTCGAGCTTATCGTACCCAGCGCGCAGCGTACTTGGGTAAGTGCTTTTAACCATAGCGCCCCGCTGCACGACATGCGCTTTAGAGATATACGCGTAAATCACTTAGAGCAAACTATTAAAGACGCGGCAGCAGGGCAGCCAACTAAGCAGCGTATGAAAAGCCTTTATAACCTCATGTATAAATACGCCCTTAAGCATGAAATAGCAGACAAAGACTACGCAGCGCTGTGTAATTCCGTAAAGAGCGGCGAAAAGACTATAGAGCGCATACCGTTTACCGATAAAGAGATAGAGCTATTATTTAATAATCTGGCTTACCCGTTTGTAGACATGCTGCTTATAGGAATTTATAGCGGCTTTCGTCCACAAGAGCTAGCTATTATAAAGCTAAACGACGTAGACTTAAAAGGGCGCACTATAACGGGCGGCTTAAAAACTGACGCAGGGCGCAATAGAGTTGTACCGATACATAGCCGCGTTTATGATCTGGTCGAAAGCTGCTATAACAAAGCTGCTGCCGCTGGCGCGTCTACCCTGTTTTATGATGATACTAGCCAGACTGGTATAGACTTAACCTACGATAAGTGGCGCGGGCGCTTTCGTAAGATTATGAAAAGGTACGGGCTAAAACATACGCCCCACGATACCCGCCACACGTTCATAACTAAAGCCAAAGAGTGCGGCGTTAACGAGTATATACTTAAGCTCATTGTAGGGCACGCTATAGACGACATAACAGAAAAGGTATACACGCATAGAACATTAGAAGAGCTTAAGCAGGAAATAGAGAAAATAACGTAAATAAAAAGAGCTACCTAGCATTTATACTGGGTAGCTCTTTTGTTAGTTACGTCTGTTAGTTACTTGTTAGTTACGTGTTAGTTACGCTTACTTTTTTGTACTTTCTTAAACTGCTTTGTAATTTCGTAAACCCTCGTAACTGCTGCATTTCTTAAAACTTACCAGCCTTAGCAGCCTCTTCTACAGAAACGGTATAGGCTGTTATACTGGGCTTTTGCCTGTCGTTTGTTAGTTACGCGTCACTTATTACAGCTTTGCCGTACCGTCTAAAACTGCTTTAAGTGTCGCCTCTTGGTGTATTACTTGTACTGCCTCTCGCACTTTTTCTGGGCTTGTGTTTTCTCTGCAGTAACCCTCTTGCCGTCCATGATCTACAAGAAACGGCAGCAGCGGGCATATATCGCAGCCATATTGCAGCTGACATGCTGCGCTAGCTGCTAATATCTTTACTGCCTCGTCGTGTGACATTATACTACAAGCTCCCAGCCCACTACAATATAGTTAGCTGTAATCTTAGGGTACTTGCTCTTGTTTGCCAGCACAATAGCGTTAACGGTTGTGCCGTACTTCTTTGCGATCTGGCTAAGAGTGTCGCCCTTTACTACTTTGTGTGTGCGTGTGGCAGCAGGCGTGCTGCTGGTGGTCTGTACGTTCTTAAGGTAGTTGCCAGACATATAGCCTACGGTATTGCCATACTTGCAATGATACCAGCCGTTAACTACTGTGCCGTCTACCTCTACTGTGCAGCCCTTGTTTACTACTAAGAGCGTGTTAAAGCTCGTGCCTGCTCCTGCTCTCATGCGTAAGTTAGCTGTCGTTTTTGCTGTGCCAGTAGCTTTAAATACTGGCTGCTGCACTGGTGCTGGTGCTGCTGCCTGCGCGTCTACTGTAAAGTCGTCGTACTTTGTAAGGTTGTACGTGTTCACAATAGACATATTAGTATTTACGTATGTGCTGCTGGTCGCGTAACCGTCCTGCTTAATGTACTCTAAGTACTGCTGCGGTGTTGTGGCTGTCTTAAGGTTAGCGTATCTACTCCATGAAATAAACTTAAAGTAGCCCTCTACGCCCTCTTCTAAGCTGTCGTATGCTCTAAAGTTGTCTACAATGCTGGTAAGCGTTCCTACTGTGTACTCTTCCTTAGTTCTGGCAGATACGCTGCGCCCAGTCCAGCTGCCGCCGCACTTCATGCCAAACAAATTCCAGTAAGGCGCTTTGCTTATCCAGCTTGTACCGTATGCACTCTCGCAGCAAGCCTGCGCAATGATAGGGCTAGCTACGTGGTAGCCATACTTTTTGCAGTATTTCTGCACTAATGGCGCTATCGTCTGTATAAATGTACTTACCTGTGCTGCTGTTGCCATGATCTGCGCCCCCTATTCCTCTTTAGCTACAATATCCTTTACCGCGTTGTTACTCTCTAATAGGCGTTTCATTTCCTCTAGCGCCTCGTCTACCAGCCCGCTAAACTGCTCGAAAGTAATAACCTTGGCCAGCCAGTTAAACTTAGTTAAAAATAGGTCGTAAACGTAGCGCAGTTTAAGTTTACCAGTGCCGCTGCCTAGCTCTTTCTCTGCCATAGTTACGGCATATAAAAGCCACTCTTTTACTTTTGCGATCTGTGCAGCAGTAGGCATGTTAGTAAACTTAATTACGCATGTAACTACCGATACGACTAAAGCCGCAAGCGCTACAATAAGCGCCCAGTTGTTAATAATCTGCTCCATGTTCTACCTCTTTTCTATTATCCTGCTATTTCGTCCTCGTCTGTCGTCTGGTGTCTGTCTTTGTATATCTTGGTGGCGTTCTCTACCCCTGCTTTAATCATGTAGCCGCCTACTACTACTCTAAATGTTTCGTTAATCTCAGTAATAAGCGTTGCTAATGCTGTAGTGTCTGCTGCCTGCTCTAAGGCTAAGCAGCAGCACACCATAGCATAGATAAAAGAAATAAAATAGAGTGCCGCCATAATCACTACTACACGCTTGCTAAATTCCCATAGCCAACGCGTAGCAGCTCTTATGCGTTTTGTCATGCCCTCGCCTCTACTTTCTAAGTGCCTGCTCTAAGTCGTTAATGCGCTGCTCGTGCTCGTCTATACGCTTGTGCATGCTTTTTTGACTTTCAAGAGCTATAAGTAGTTTGTCGTGGTTGTCGCGGGTGTCCTGCTTAACCGTGTCTATCGTTCCGTCTATCTTGTTAAGCTGTTTCTCGATATTGTTAAGGGTAAGCATTACTTGGGTGTCTTTCGCCTGTTCTTCTCTGGCGCGTTGCGCTCTCTGTTCGTCCTCTGCGTCGTCTGCTCGTTTGTTTGTTGCTTTCCCGTTCTTGATGTTCACAAAAGCCATGATACAAGAAACGAGTAACGCGCCTATACTTATGTAATTTGCTACTGTCATGTAATTAAGCCTCGCTCTCGTAAGGCTCGCCAGTAATAAGCTCGTACTCTTCTGGTGTAATGCTACCCGCTCTTACGAATACGGCTACGTCTGCCTCGTCGTAAAAGCCTTTGTCGTAATATCTTTTTACGGTCTTGTAAAGTCTGCTCATGGTTTAAACCCCCTGTACTGTAAGTAAAATGTCTGCTAGTGTCTCGTCCTGTTCCTCTAGCGTTGCCTGTGCGTCTGCCTGCTGTAAAAGTACGTCACTGTATACGCTTTCTGCGCTAGCTGCCTGCTCAATCATAACTACAAGCTCGCTATAAATTGCCTCATTTTTCTCGTACTCGTCGCGGCTAATAGCTGCCTCGTCGTACTTCCAAACGGGAATTTTAACGCCCTCTGCGTCTCTTACTGTCGCTTTGGTAATGTTCTTTCGTATGTAAACGGTACTAGGGCTGCTGGTTAAGTCTAGTACTGCTGGCTGCTGTGTCTGTGTTCCTGTCGACTTTCTCCACTCCATTTCTTAGCGCTCCTTTCTTAGCTCTTTTTGATGTGAATTTCTTAAGTTTTCCTATATTTACATACGGTCTTATATGCTCTCTGTAAGTGCCGTAAGTGTCCGTATGCTTAATATAGCCCATGTAACTTATCATACCTTGCGCGCCCTGTATGGTCGTGTGTTTGCCTACGTGCCTTGCTTTCCTCACAATACGTAAGTAAATACTCTCGCGTAGTATGGTTTTCTCGCGGTAAAACTGCCAGCCCATAAAGTCTAACGGTCTGCCGCGCTCTTTGCCGTCTCTGTCGTAATACACAAGCCTAAATACTTGCCAGTTTTCCTTAATACGTAGGTGTAGCTTTTCTGTTAAGTATTTCTCTATAGCTTTATGTATCTTGTGCAGCTGCTTTTTGTTGCCGCCCAGTATTACTATGTCGTCCATGTAGCGCATATAGTACTTAGCGTGCAGCTCTTCTTT